TAGTGCAGGTTTACACATTGATAATCCTAATGATAGTCAAATTACAGCCATACTTGATACAGATAATTCTGCTGTAAAAATGGTGTTTAGAAATAATACTGAAACAGGGAATAATGTTCAAATCGGTGCAGATGGTTCTAACTTAGTTGCGTTAACTAATGCTTCAGAACGCATGAGGATTGATAGTTCAGGTAATGTTGGTATTGGAAGGACAGACCCATCTTTTGAATTAGATATAAATGGAGAGCTTAGAATTGCATCTGCAAACTCTAGTTTATATCTTGAAGAAGCTGCATCAGATGCCTTTGGAAGTCACCTTGTATTTAGAAAAACTAGAAATACAACAGTTGGTTCACATACAGTAGTTCAAGATGGTGATACACTTGGAACGATAGTTTTTCAAGGTTCAGATGGCTCTGGAATGGAAAATGCCGCCACAATAGCTTGTGAGGTAGATGGCACACCTTTTAGTAGTAGTGATACTACAGATATGCCTGGAAGATTAATCTTTAAAACCTCACCTGATGGTTCTGCTACTCCTACAGAACGCATGAGGATAGATAGCTCTGGTAATTTATTGGTGGGTACAACTGCGTCAACAGCTTACAATAATAGTTCAGATGTTTATGGTTTTAATGTTTATGCAAATGGGCAAATTGCATCTTCTGTAAATGGTGTACAAGCAGCTTATTTTAATAGACAGAACAGTCATGGTCAGCTTTTAGATTTTCGCAAAGATGGCAGTAATATAGGAACTATTGGGTCTACAGCTTCTGGTATGGAAATATTTGCTTCTGGAGTAAATAACTGTGGTTGGCGTTTTAATGATAACTCAGCCATTCTTCCAATGAAAAACTCAGATACATCAGACAATCTTGTAGACCTTGGAAATTCATCTTTTCGTATGGATGACATTTTTGCTACCAATGGCACAATCCAAACATCAGATGAAAATGAAAAGCAAGACATAGCATCTATGACTATAGCAGAACTAGCTGTGGGTAAGCGTTTATCAACATTATTTAAGACCTTTAGATGGAAAGATAAAGTCACAGAAAAGGCAGACAAAGCTAGAACACACTCTGGAATTGTTGCTCAAGAAGTCAAGGCAGCTTTTGAAGCAGAAGGTTTAGACGCTACCAAGTATGCTTTGTTTTGCAGTGACACTTGGACAAATGATGATGGGAAAGAACAAACAAGGATGGGCGTAAGGTATCCAGAATTATTAAGTTTCATTGCAAGTTATAATGAAAGCAGATTTACGGCAATAGAAGCAAGATTAACAGCATTAGAAGGAGTATAACATGGCAGCAACATGGACAATTGTAAACACTGAATATGACATCAAAGGGTCAAAAGGTGATAATCAAATAACGACATTACATTGGGAATGTACTGACAGTGAGGATGTAACAACTGATGGTGAAACTGTAACGCATAGAGGTAGAACGTATGGATCAATAGGTATACCTGAACCATCAGGTACGTTTATTGAATACTCAAAGGTGTCACATGAGAATTGTGTGACCTGGGCAAAGGCTATTATTGGAAGTGACCAAGTAAAAGCTTACGAAGATAGTGTAGCTAATCAGATTGCATTAAGCAAAACTCCCACACAGGGATCAGGAAAACCGTGGTAATAAAGGAGGACTAATATGCCAATGGGAAAAGGAACCTATGGTTCAATGAAAGGTAGACCACCTAAAAAAAATGGTCTTACTAAAAAACAAAAGACTTTGCCAGCTAGTCTTAAAAGAAAGATAATGGCATCTAAGAAGAAGTAATGTTTGATCCAGCGTCGATAGCTACTGCAGTTAGCCTATCGACTGCTGCATTTAACAACATCAAGAAAGCATTTGCTATTGGTCGTGATCTGGAAGGTATGTCTGGTGATCTATCAAGATGGATGAAAGCTAGCTCTGATATAGAGCAAGCTGTTAAGTCTACAAAAAATCCTCCCTTTTATAAAAAGATGTTAAGTGGTGACTCAGTTGAAGAAGCTGCCATGAAGAGTTTGGTTGCTCAAAAGACTATGGAAAAGCAACGATATGAATTACAACAGTATGTTAAGTTTAAGTTTGGTGTCAAAGCTTGGGATGATTTGCTCAAGATGGAAGGCAAGATACGCAAACAAAGACAAGAGTTAATCTATAAAAGACAAGAACTAACACAAAAGATTATCGAAGGTGTGTTTGTTGTTGTTCTTGTATGCTCAATTATAGGTTTAATTTTCTTTGCAATCTGGTTAAAGAAGCAACAAGATGTCTGAAAAAGATATTATATTTGTTTTTATTGTACTTTTGTCTTATGTTTGGTGTACATGGTTTGAACCCAAGTGGATATTTATTAAGTGAGGATATATGCCAGCTACCATTATAGATGATTATAAAATATTTCCTAGATTGATGATGCTTGTTGTTACCATACTTACTTATCAAAGTGTGCATTGGTACATGGCATTAGACAATCCAACGATACAGCAAAGTGGTTTAGTATCTGTATGTATGGGTGCTTTAACTGGTTGCTTTGGAATCTGGATGAACGGAGAAAGAAAGAATGATACTAACAATCGTTAAATCTTTAGGCTCATTGGCATCTAGTTATGTAGATGGCAAAGTGCAAACTCAAAAAGTAAAAGCAGAAATACAAAAGAAACAACTGACTGGTGAAATAGACTGGGATTTGGAAGCTATCAAAGCTACACAATCTAGCTGGAAGGATGAATGGATTACCATATTGTTATCCATACCATTCCTTCTTTGTTTTATTAATGATGACACAAGGCAGATGGCATTCGCTGGATTCCAAGCATTGGAACAAGCTCCAGCATGGTATACATATTCTTTTGGTGTGGTGATTGCTGCATCATTTGGTATAAGATCAGCAACTAAATTTTTTGGAGGTAAGAAGTAATGCCAGAACCACAAGTCAAAACATTAGAAATTAAAAGTACAAAGGATAAATATAAAGAAGCTTCAAAAAAACAGAAAGATAAAGACTTCCGAGAGAAAGAAAAAAAAAGTCTGACCAAATCTATTGGGACTGCTGGACCCAAAGTAAGACCAGATGGTACGACTAAAGATGATAAACCTACTGCTAAACAAAAAGAAGAGTTTAGAGCATTAGAAGATAAATATAGAACAAATTATTCTGGTACGGTAGGGGATAAGTATTATAAGAATCCAGAGGGAACTGGTACAGGTCAAGGTGGAAGTGGTATTCCTGTTGAAACAAAAACTGCACAAACAAAACCAGCTGAAGTATTTCAACCACAAGAAATAATATATATTGAAATGCCATCATCACAAGATAAGGATGAAGTTTTTTCTTTGAAAAGTTTTGTTGATAAAACACCAGAGAGTTCAACATATATTTCAGAACCAAATAGAATATTGTATAATTCTGGTGGTAGTACAAATAGATTAGATGTAGCACAAACATCTTTTTTTAATTTAGCTGAGGACTTAGGATCATCTGATCCAACAAGAGTTTCTTTTAGTGTTCGACCAAGAACAAGAGGTACATTGTTTAGAAACTTTGGAATAACTGGTGCAGATGCATCCGTTAATATAGCACTACCAAACAAAGGAAGAAGTTTATTTGGAGGAGATACATAATGTTTAAACTTTCACAAAGAAGTAAAGATAAATTAACTGGTGTAAAGACAGAACTTGTAGCTGTTGTGACCAGTGCCATTGAACACACCACCGTCGATTTCGGAGTGATTCAAGGACTCAGAACTTTGGAAGAACAAAAGGAACTTGTTGCCAAAGGTGCAAGCCAAACAATGAAATCAAAACATTTGACTGGTGATGCCGTCGATCTCATGGCCTATGTTGGTTCGAGGGCATCATGGGAGCTGAATCTTTATGATAACATTGCAGATGCCATAAAGAGAGCAGCAGAGATATGTGATGTGGGTATTCGTTGGGGTTGTGCCTGGCACATACCAGATATCAGAGAGTATGATGGTTCAATGCAAGATGCAATGAATGATTATATTGATCTAAGAAAAGGACAAGGGCGTAGACCTTTTATTGATGGTCCTCATTTTGAGCTTTCTCAATAAACTCCATAGCTAGTGTAGCATAACCAGCAATATCTTTATATGAATCTTCATGATTAGGCTGTTGTCTTAATCTCATAGCTTTTGTGAGTATCATCATAATGCATACATCCAAGTATGTGAAATTCATATCTTTATATTCTGACCAACACTTAGCTATGGCTCTAAGATTGTCAGTTGGATTACCATAGACGTGTTGCCTTTTATCTAGTGTATCTCCGACTTCTCTTAGGAATTGCGCTCTTGTCATTTACATCTCCACTGGTAGGTCATAGTCATATCTATCATAAGTGTCATATCGAGTCTGGTGTATGGCTATGGTGGAATTGGGATACACAAACCATAGCCATACGTTATATGTTATACTAGAGTTAATTGGTGAATGGTTCCGAATCTATTCATAGTTATAAATCAACTCTAGTATATTCCTAATCAATCTTCCATACCTAATGCTTTTTTAGGATTTTTTCTAAACGATTCATTGTTATCTTTATACAGTTTCTTAAGATCAGACTCCCAATCTGATAAAGCATCAGCTTTAGTAACCCATCCCCATTGGTTCCATCTTTTTTTATTCCAGATAATATAGCCTTCTCCACATATATCATCCCATTTTAATGTAGCGATTGAATATCTATATTTGCTCATTTTTCTTTCCTAAAATGGTATATCATCATCTATTGGAGTTTTCTTTTCTTCCATATGCTGATATGCACCATCAAACTCAGTTCTCTTTTGCATCTTCTCAGATATACTTAGACTTAGATAATCATTACCATTCTTATCTTTTCTTCTCCATGCAGATATTTTTAATGGAGTATCTTTATTAAATTTTTCTTCGAGAGGTCCACCTTTATCTGGTTGATTATCATTTGTCTTTTCATTATTCCAAAGAGTACATAGCTTTGTATATACTTGCACTACCTTTGTACCATTTTTTGTTTCTTCATTTATACAAACAATTCTATGTTCAATCCCATCAATATCAAGTTTGCCACTTAATATCAATCTATCATTTTGATTGTAAGGCTTAAAGCAAGCACCACTATTTTTATTATCGTATTGTTCTACCATGATTTATTATCCTCATATTTGTTATCATCAAACTTTCCTAAGAACACATCAGCATTAAAACCTAGATGTGATATTGCTTTTGTAAGACCATCTGTAAGTGCCATCTTTGGTGCATCATCATTTGTTTTTGCTTTGGGTGCATCAAGATTTATCATAGCTCTTGCTCCAGCTACAGGTCCAAATGATCCATATAATGTAGTAACAGTAACCTTTGCAATCACCATCATAATATTTCCAAGTGTAGGATAATCATATTCTACAGTGTATGACCAATTACTACCAACTGGACCAAACCTTTCAGTAACATTTCTGATCTGGTGCATAGCATCTATGGTATTAATAGTTTTTCCAAACTTACTTGGTGCCTTTCTTGTATGTGCTGGATTAGTTTTTTCAACTGCAGTCCATAAGTTTAAATTATTTTTATTCGACATTGTGTATCCCTTCTTCTGGCTCAGTATTATTGATTACGTGTGACCAAAACTTGGGAAGTATATTCTTGAGCCTATCAATATACTCTCCATCTTTTTCTATGACCCCACATCTCCATGAATTTCCGTTACCAAAAAAGTTTGGGAAATAACATAAGCTACTATTCGATAGCCATAAATAAAACTGTATCTGTGGTGTGTATCTATCGATCTGAATATTTAATTTATTAAATGAGCTTGTATGTTTTGCTTCAACAATAGCTTGCATACCTACTACTGAAGCATCTATTGTACCTTTCAATGGTACACCATTCCAATTCATAGTATATTCTTTTTGATGGTTCTCGAGTTCTACATCATACTCTTGTTGAAACACAAAAAGATTATATGGTTCTGTAAGAATACCTATCTGTACCGGGTGATTAAATGATAAATCATCTGGTTCTTTTTGACCAGTTTTAACTAGCCATAGATCATGCCAATCTCCAGACATAATCTTTGCACAATCTGATCCACCAATAAAGCCTTTACGATTCATGTGTATCCCTTTCAATAAAAAATTATATTACTTGACTATAAAAATGTAAAGCAATATTATTTTTTTATAACATAATCCATCTTTATAACTCCCTTGGGGCAGCTAACTGCTGCCCTTTTTCTTTTCTTCTTCCCAATCAATATGAAATGACTCTACTACTTCATCTGGTCTAGTAAAATCTTGCGGTACATATGGCAATGAAATCTCCACTTCTTTGGGTTTCTTTAACCATCTATCATGAAATACTTTTATTTTATGGCTGTACTTTTTTATATCCATAATACTCTATCCTTGGTCTTTGCAATGGTAGTTTCTCTAAATAAAATTCTTCATACTTATATGTCTTATGACACTTGTATCCCTCGCCATAGATTTTATCTGACCACATCTGGCAAGCTTCTTCAGTATCAAAATGAACAACAGTAAGTAAACTATATAATATTATTTTATTCATTGAAAGCTACCATATTTAATTTATCTAAAAATAAATTTCTATTGTAAACTCTATGTTTTAATCTTTGATAAAATGCTGACCAACTTGGAAACCATTCTTCTTCTTGCGATATTTCTTTGATAACAAAGATTGTAATATCAGCTGGTACATCTTCAAGATTTTGTGCAAGTGCTTTGATACGTACTGTCATATCTTCAACACCACCTTTTGTTTGAACAACACTTGCAAGCCACGTAAGTCTTTGAATTATTTCAGCTTTTGGTAATGGCACCAATGTTTTTAATACTTCTGTTTTTGCTCGAGCAAGTATTTCTTTTGACTCAACATCAAGTTCTAACCTGGCAATACTTGGATCAGAAACTCTACGTCTCAGTTTCTTTATCATTGGAAAATTCTGCAATGAGTCCAGCATATAAGCCATTGACTGATCCGTTAGAATTGGATGTTCGACTTGCTTTAAACTTGTTAATGCTTGTGATTTTTGCTGATCGTTCAGCTTCTCTGGCACACCAGTTATGGTATCCCCTTTCCCAGTCTTTGTATTTCGTTGGGTCTGTGCCAAGATAGTAGTTGATAAACTTATATGTTTCATTGTCATGATTGAGTATCCCCTTTCCATGTTTGCGATCAATCTCTTCAATAGTTTTTTTCTTTGGTTTCCAATCTTCCTTTATAGAGTTATCTAGGTTACTTGATAGGTTAGGGTGCACCTCATGCACTACGTGGTGCATGTCATGCACTACGTGGTGCACCTCATGCACTACCTCTTTATCATTTGGATACAAATAGTATGTATTTGATTTGAAACTATTTCCAGATTTTATTTTTAAATAACCTTTTTCGCTAAGCATTTGTATTCTGCTTTTTACAGTTCGTAGTGCAAAACCTGTTCTTTTTGCAATAGATGTATAGCTTGGATAACATTCACGTGTTTCATTGTTTGCATAATCTGCAAGACAAAGTAAAATAAATTTGCATATACCATCATCAATAGTATCATCACTCCATACTTTAGCCATTAAACTAAAACTCATTAATCACCTCTCCATTCCCTATTCATATTCATCTTTTTAATTTTAAAAAATCCATCATGCTGAGGATATCTTACATGAAAAAGCCTAGCATATAAAGCTATGAAATCATTAGATATTTTAAAATCTGTACCTTTGGTAACGATAGTTGTTTCCCATCTTATTCGATTCACTATTAACCAAGCAGAACATTTTTGATGACCAGCTGCAATAGCAACGAGTGAAAATTTTTCGAACAATTTCCAAACGTGTGGGTTATCTTTATGCCATTCCCACCATTTTTCTTTGAGTGTCATAGGAATAAATCTCCTTGTGCTGGTGGTTCTCCAAGTTCACTAAGTATATATTCTTTTAGTTCGTTGGCTTTAATATACTGACTAGCATCTCTTCTAATTATATGACCAGAGCGATAGCCAGTGCTTGTTGTTGGTAATCGAATAGTATCTTCTGCGTAATAAAGACCATTCTTTTGTTTTACAAACTCTACTTTATTACCTCTGGCTTCATAAGAATATTCATGGTGATGTGATCCACCATTCTTCTCTAAGCAATAACCAAAGTGATTAATCTTTACATCAATCGTTATTCTATTCCATTCTATTTCAAATGTTTCTACGTTTGTATTCTCAACAAATCCCCAGTAAGTTGAGTGTTTATTATGCCACCAATTATATTTACTAAATTTTTCATGAACAAATTTGTTGGCATCTTCTTCATAAGTTTCTTCACCTTTACGGTATTTACAATTACCTCCATCTTTTCCCCATATATATTCTGATATATAGAATCTTTTACCAGATTCATTGAGTACCTCAGCTATATAATCAAGTGGTATTATTGGTTTCATTTTGTGTATCCCTTATTATTTCTTCAAAAGTTTTTGCTGACATAATTACTACTACTTGTGGTTCTCCAGTCTTTCTTTTGTAAAAGGCTATGTCACGCTTATCTAGTACCTTGAACGGACTTGGAAATTTATCGGTGGTTCGATACTTTACCTCGGCAATATAATTTTTGTTCGTTGGGGACAAAATTATATCACCTCGGTACTCACCACCTAAACTGCCAGATAGGGGTTGACGTTTAGCTTTTATGCCAAGCTTTATCAACCAGTCTACAAACCATTTCTCATGGTATGTTCCTTTTCTTTTATTTTTATGAGTCATCTGGTTTTGGATATGGTTCTGTTATCAATCTAATATCAAGTGAATCACACCAAGCTAGTAGATTATATATACTTGGAGTTCTATATCCATGCTCCCATTTACTAAGTGTTGACTCTGATATTCC